CAGGGTCACTCCTGTGAAAATATTCCTGATCGTGACCCAAGAGTGTAACTTTCCCTCTTGGATCAGATGAGAAATCTGGTCTGTCTTTTGATGTCGCTATCATACAACGTACCTTCGGTACGTCGAGATAGGGAATCAGGAGCGAATTTTTGAACCGCGTGCCCCAATCACAAGTGTTAACTTGAGAGACGGGTACGTGGAACCACTCCTCGCAGTAGGTCATCCAATCTTGGGTGACCGCCTCATCGAGGGGTGATCTTTCATAGCCTAGCATAGCCGCTGCTTCTGAGTGCGCCTTAGCATACTCAGGATCGTCGGTTATTGCAACTGTATCATCACCATTTCCTTCTTCGAAGGCGATGGCCCCGGTTTTCAACTTCGCGTAGAGGTCGCAAATCGGGTGAGCTAGAGAAAGGTTAGTTTTGGTTAAGGGATCCCCCATGGGGATCCCCGAGAGCATGACTCCCACCATCACGCCTTTCAACATAATTTCTTTGGGCCCAACCCAGTACTCCATCAATGCATTGATGGTGTCCTGGTCTAAGCCACACTTCCTTAGTAAGGTCCCAGTCACCGCATGGGCCTGCTCAACAGCAGGTCCATCCGTTGCCTTTGACCAATCAGTAGAATACCCATAGATTCGAGGCATCTTGAACACCCAGTTCAGGCCGTCTCGATCATCTTTGGTCCAATGTATTTTTTGAATGAAGCGCCACCCAAGCCTTCCGGCTTGGAGTCCGCTTTTCAAATTCTGAAATGTTTTCGCCAGGTGGATCGTTATGTGGGAAAACGGCTGCAAAGCCGCATCTTTCCAGAACGATCCCGACCCGACGATCCTTGCCTTGCCATTCTCGCGAATGGCAGCCAAGTTTACACGCATGACTTCATTTCTGTTAGTCGACAATTTTTCAATTGACTCCTTCCAGAAAAAGTTTCCGAGGGTACCAGGTATACCTTCCCGTAGGGAAGGTATCTTGATTTCGGCATCTCTGACGAGTTGCTTCATGTACCCGAATTTGCCTTCATTTTTCTTTGACGACTCCCGACAAGCGGAAGTAGACATAGAAATTTTAAATTCCGGATTGGTGCCGACGTTAACCTCGTGAGCGAGTTTATCGGTAACGGCATCAATACACCTAGTTAATAGCGCGTTCGGCCGAAAATCCTTCTTCCGTGTTACGGAATCGAGATATTCGGCGATCGCTTCATCGATTTGGCCTTGTCCTGCCAAACCCGTTGCACGGGTTTGACAGAACATTGCCACTTTAAACATCTTTGCACGTGAACTTCTCTCACATACTTTATTAAAGTATCTGAGAAAAGGGACCATAAAGCTCATAGAACGCATATCATTGTAGTCAATCTTGATCTGCGTTTTGTTGAGTGCATGAAATTTTACGGTCTTCCTCAACTTTTTCAACTTCCGTTGGAAGTTGTCATAGCTGTGGAAACACTGGTTAATTATACAATTGAAGATTCGATCACTAAGGCTGTAGCCTTGGAGTTCGAATGCTTCTGGAAACGAGAATAGGAGGCTACCCATGACACCATCACATGTGTCAAGGATATCCTTCAATTTTCTTCTGCCTTTGGAATCTCCCGATAACTTCTTCACTCTATTGCGAGAAGATTTGGGGAGACGCCTGTACCAGTACGTGGATGTTCTAAGTAAACAAACGAATGTTTCCTTAGAGCATTTCCACTGATTGATTTTAAAGCCCCTCGTGTCTCTGAGTTTCGGAGACCAGAGGGAGCGATAATTATAGTCGAATGAGATGACTTCCTTGCAGGGAAGTCCGCCCACGACAGCTTCTTTGAGGATCGTACATACCTGTCTGAATTGGACAGATAAGTCCGGATCCCCTTTAAAAGGTTCACAAGTTTCCGACTCCTTCAAGTTCGAAGTAAGAGGTAAACATTTGTGAGAGAAAACGACCATAATCAGCTTAGGTTGATTGTGAA